CACTACGAGCGCACGAGCAAATCAGCCGGGAACACGGCCGGAAAAACGCAGGATTTAATCAACCGAATGATGACGGCGCCGGCCGGCGGCATGCAGCCTTCCAACATGGGGGCTTGAAATCGTGCCGATCTACGGGTATATTTGTGACGGTTGCGGTGTTCAGCAAGAGCGATTTTTGACCAGCGCTCGGCACCCGAAGACGGTCCGGTGTGAATGCGGGAAGCGGGCGCGGCGCGATTTTTCATCGCAAGCCATGGCGATCCCGCAGACGTGGAGCAAGCCGATTTTGTCCAACGGCGCGGGAGTGCATCCGAGCCAGGCGAAAGCGGAGATGGCCCGGGCGAAGAAGCATGGGATTGACGTAAGTTTCACGAAGGACGGGCGCGCGGTGTTTGAGTCGCGTTCGCAACGAAAAAAATATTGCCGGTTCATCAATCTCCATGATCGAGATGGTGGATACGGAGACCCATAAAGGGAAATCGAATGAGCGATGATGGCAGCGAAGTAGCGGACAACGACGCCATGTATCCGGATGCCCCGGAAGGCGGCGTGACTACTCAACCGAAGGAGCCGGAAGCTCCCGAGGATGTCATACGCGATTTTTTCTCAAATCGGGATGCCGATAAACCGGCGCCCGATGCCGGCACGAAAGAACCCTTGGACGATTGGTTCACAACCGATCTCCAGGACCGTGCCGATGCTGCTGGCTTTTCCAGGGAGGAAGCTCTCGCCCTGGGACAGCAAAGCCTGAAAACCGTCCTGACCGCGCTGGATCGACGCGCGCCCGCGGATGCCCATTCCCGCATGGCGCCGCCACCCGATCCGCGAAACCCGGCAGACGACCAAGGCCAGCAAGGTGGTGACCCCAAGAAGTCGGCCAAGTTCGATCTGAAGTTGGATCCGAACGCCTACGACGAGGGAATCATCAAGGCGATGGAGGGCATGAACGAACACTACGCGAATCAAGTCGCGGAGATTCGTCAACAGGTGCTAGGTGTCAACGGGCATATTGCAGCCCAAGCGGCGAAGGACTTCGAGTCCGGCATGGACCGGAATTTTTCGTCGCTTGGGGAGGAATACCAGACTGTTTTCGGCAAGGGGCCTATGCGGACCATGCAGGTAAACAGTTCGGTCGCCCGTGCGCGGAATGAGGTCGTCCTCATGATGGATTCCATTGCCACCAGCGCGAAACAGCGTGGGTTGCGGGTTCCGTCCGATGAGGAATTGTTCAAGCGCGCCGTGCATGCTGTGTCTCCCGACATCGCTGACCGAATCGCCCGGAAGAAATTGGCGGGAAATTTGGACAAGCGGAATGGGCAAATGGCAACGCGCGCTTCAACCTCCCGTGCTCCGGCTCGTGGAAGCGGAGATCAGGGATTGGCTGCCGTGCGTGATAAAATGCAGGATCTTGGCATTCTCGACTAAGCCCACCGTGATTCCTTCCATTTCTTCCTGAAAAACTCAGGAGGAATTTTTCATGGCTGAACTCAGTATCGACGACCTGGTCGATTTGACCACGGTTACGCTCTCGACGCTCGACAAGGGCAAGTGGCAGGATATCGCCACCGACCTGCAAGAGTATGTCGCTCTCAAGAAGCTGCTCAAGAAGAACAAGATTTCCTTCGATTCCGGCAAGGCCATTGACGTGAACGTCATGGTGGATTACGAGGATTCGGCGCAAAACGTCGGCCTTTTCCACGTTGACGACGTGAATGTCAGTGACGGGATGAAGCGCGGCTCGATCCCCTGGCGCAGCACCACGGCAAATTATGCGTGGGACGTTCAGGAAGTCGCGGTCAACCGCAATCCGGCGCGCATCATCGACCTGCTCAAGACCCGCCGCGCCGGTTCGATGATCTCCCTTGCCGCCAAGATGGAGTCGAATTTCTGGGGCAAGCCCGCCACTTCGTCCGACAACGTGATGCCGTTCGGTATCCAATACTGGATCGTCCCGAACTCGGCCGAAGGCTTCAACGGCGGCGCCGCCGCCGGCTTCACCAGTGGCCCGGCCGGACTCAGCCCGACGACCTACACCCGTTGGAAGAACTGGACCGCCCAGTATACCAACGTGACGCAGGAGGACTTCATCCAGAAGATCCGTCAAGCGATGGTCAAGACCAACTTCATGTCGCCGGTTGACGACATGATCGGTGGTCCCACGGGTGACAATTACGGCTACTACACCAACTACGACGTGATTTATCAGTTGGAGAACGTGGCCGCTGCTCAGAACGACAATTTGGGCAACGACGTGGCCTCGAAGGATGGCCGCGTCCTGTTCTATCGTCGTCCGGTGACCTACGTTCCCTATCTCGATTCCAACAACCTGGAAGCCGGTGAACAGGATCCGTTCTACGGGATCAACTGGAGCGTTTTCCAGCCCGTGTTCCTGCAAGGCTTCTACATGAAGGAAGGCAAGCCGCGTCCGTCCCCGAAGCAGCACAACGTTGTGGAGGTCCACTGGGATCTGACCTACAACTTCCGCTGCGTGAACCGCCGGCGCTGTTTCATTGTCAACAAGAGCGCGTAATTTCGGCTCTTGATTCTGGTCCGCTTGTTGCGGTTCCGGGATGACGATGAAGAATCCATTTGAAAGGACTCTCTCATGAACAAGGTGATGTATCGCGGCGCCAATTCGGGGCGTGGTCCCAGTCCGGAAATCTGGGCCGGTTGCCCGATTCTGGACATGATCCTGGACCCGAATGTCGGCGTTCATTTTTTCGACGACTTCCTGAACTTTGGCGTGGGCGCAACCGATGCGACCAACGGCTACAAGTTCTACATTGACTCCAGCAACACCGTTTCCCAGTTGGCTACCGAAGTCAACGGTGTCGTGCAACTGCTGACCGACACCACGGACAACGACGCCCCGATTCTGACCACTGGCGGCAACACGGCCGGCATGGGCAAGATCGTGACCAGCACGGGCAAGAACCTGTGGTTCGAGGCGCGTATCCGCGTGGCCTCGGCGGCGCTCACGGAAATGGCCATGTTCATCGGTCTGACGGAGGAAGCCTGTGCCGCCGATAACGGCCTGATTTCCGACAACCCGGACACCGACATCGCCACCGTGATGGCCGACAAGGACTATATCGGCTTTGCCAACTTCACAAACGCGGCGCCGGTTCTCGCTGCCTGCTACAAGAAGGCCGGCGGCACCGACGTGGTTGTCGATTCCAACGTGCAGACGTTGGCGCTCGACACCTGGTATAAGTTGGGTCTGAAGTTCGACGTGATCAACGACACCCTCAAGTGGTATGTCGATGGCGTCGAACAGGCGTCCCTGGATGTCTCAGGCGCCGGCACCACCAACTTCCCGAGCGGCGAAGAACTGGCGTTGACGTTTGGCTTCAAAAACGGGACCACGACCGCCAAGAAGCTGGATATCGACTGGGTGCGCTTCGCGCAGTTGGCGTAACGATCATGGGGCCGGGGGCGTTCCCCGGCCCCGATTCATTGCGAGGGATTGGACATGGCCGAATCATCGCTTTCCCTGGGTTTACCGGACTTCGAGCGCGAAGTGGGGTATTTCCTTGGATTTGGCGGTGATTCTTCTGCATGGACGGCAGATCAGGACAGCCTGGTGACGCGCATTATCAAGCGCGGACTCCGGCAGTTCTATTCTCCTCCAGTAGTCAACCAGGGTGAAGCGCCTCATGAGTGGACCTTTCTCAAGCCGGTAACGACTTTGGCAACGGTGTCTGGCACGAAAGCCTACACGTTGCCGGACGACTTCGGCGGCATTGACGGGGTTATGACCTTCAATGTCGATCAAGGCTTGCGGGAAGTGCAAATTGTTTCGGATGCATGGATCCGGATTCGGAATCAGGGGTCGGAAGACTCTGGGTATCCGGTAGCTGCGGCGATTCGTCCGAAAACCACGACTGGCGCCGATGGTCAGCGGTTCGAGATGATCCTTTGGCCGAAGCCCGATGGCGTTTATACCCTGACTTATTGCTACCTTGCTCTCGTCGGCGCCTTGTCAGACTCGTATCCGTATCCGTATGGCGGCCAACGCCACGCGGAAACGGTTCTGGCAAGCTGCCTGGCCGCTGCTGAAGCGGAAAAGGATGAGGTCAAGGGAACCAAGTGGCAGATCTTCATGGAGCGTCTTGCCGCAAGCATCGCCCATGACAGACGGTTTTCCGCCCCTCGTTTTCTGGGTTACAATTCAGATCGTTCGGACGATGGTAACTCCATGGTCCCGCGCGCGCTGACCTACACAACCTACAACGGTGTTCTTCCAAGCTAGGAGAGTGAAAATGAATCTGCACAATCTGTATGACGCTCTCCGTCGCGCCGACGTGCGAAGCGATAGCAAGGGCCTTCTGACTCCATCCGGCTGGTTGCTGGCGTGGGGAAATACGGTCCCGACGGATGCCACGACCGGGTATGCGCCCGGCGCTTTGTTTTTTCACATTGATAGCAGCGGTCAAACGTCGCTCTACAAGAACGACGGCAGTTCGACCAGTTGCGATTTCAATGCCCTGACCACTGACACCATGGCCGGTCCCATTGTCCTCGGTGACAATGAGACTCTGGCCTTGGGTGACGGCACGGATGCCACCTTGAAGTGGGATGCCACTGATTTGGTTCTGGCTTTGGCCGCGACCGCCACATGGGTGATGGGAACGGATGCCGCGCTGCTGAATATGTTGCTGCGCGGTTCTCTGTCCATCGACCGTGCGGCGGCTGCCGGTGCGGTTGCGCTTCGCTTCGGCGAAACGCTGACCGAGGGCGGTGAAATCCGCGTCATGGACGAGGATGTTGCCATTGTCGCTGGCGCGTCCACGGATCTCACCCAGGACGTTCCTGCCGGTTCCGTGATTCTCATGGTTCAGGCCAATCTGGAAACCATCGTGACGGCCACTACCGCTGTCAAGGTGGGCATTGGTGTTTCCGCCGATCCGGACGCTTACGGAAAAACATCAGCCTTAACCAAGAATCTCAAGGTTGATACGGTTCCCGATTGGGCCGCTGGCGGTTCTGCCATTGACGTGAAAGTGTTTGCCGTGGATACCAATGGCGCCGCCGCTGGCACGTTGGACACCGGCACGGTGCGCGTTCGCATCATCTACTGGGTTCCCAACAGCCTGGATGACGCGGCGTAAGTTTTCGCCTTTGAGAACGGGGGAGGACCACCACTCCCCCGGTTTCCTCGGACACTTTATATGCCAGCCATCAACCGAAAACTTGTCGATCTTCAGCCGCCGATTGCCGGCATGGATCGTCGTTGGTCATATCAGAAGCAGCCGCCCTACACAACGCCGGACTGCCTGAATATTCGGTGCCGTGATACCATGAAGGGGCGCGTCCGTGTGGCTTCGCGGCCTGGCATCATCAAGCATTCCTACGATCTTTTGGGTAGCGGCGTGCCGGTGCGTATGCTGAATACCGTGGATGTTGTAAAGACCGATGGCTTCAATTTTTGGTCTGACTCGTTCAAAGATGGCCTCAGCGCGGAATGGGCGGTGGCCTCATGGGTTGGCACGCTCCCGGAAACGACGGATGATTTTGCATCCATTGACTACAACACCCCAGTCGGCGCCGTCCGATCAGCCTTGACATTCGACGAATCGCAGTCGTATGAAATCTGCATGACCATTGTTCCCTATGCGGGCGCGTTTCATGGGAAATACCAGATTTTCGCGCGCATGGACAACACGACGCCGGTTGCTACCACCGAGGGGATTATTGTCGAATTGGTGATGACCGGGACCACCGGTGCCTATACTGGGAGTATAAAATCTTATGTTGGCGGTTCGTTGACAACTTATACGTTGACACCGGGAACTGTGACTCCTCGGCCCGGTCTGTTTAAGGTTCTGGTTACTGGCGATACGGTCAAGGTTTATTGGCATGGGACTCAGCTTATCAGCCAGGCCGTTTCTGGTTCTCAGAATGGCCGACGGTTTGGTTTCGGGATGGAATGCACCGTTTCCGGTGGCCTTTGCCTGGTCGAGAATTACCTGATCCAGTATTACTACGGTTCCGCGCGTAATACCCGCAGAATCATGGTTGCCAGCGCCGGTGGGAGCCTCTATTACGAGACTTTCTTGCGAACTCTGACAGCCCTGTCAACTTCATTGACCCTGGCGTCAGACAGGCTTTTGCAGTCAGCGGAACGGGGTCAAAAGCTCTATATTGCTGACAATAGTGACACAAGGGCGTATGGAACTGACGGTGTTGTCACTGGCGGCGGCGTGACGCTGGATTCAGCCACCTATTCCAACTGGACCACCCTTGGAATTGACACGGATGACGATGTTGTTGTTATTTCAAATGGGACTGGATCGGTTGTCAATGGCACCTATGCGATTACGACCGTAGCATCCGGAACGCTGACAATTGCAAATGTCGGTGGTAATGGTAACTGTACATTTAGGATACAGCGTTGCCCGAAGGTCTATGATCCGCTGGCCGGGACACTGACAAAAATGACAGCGACTGCCGGACAAGTGCCGACGGGTTGCCCAATGGTTTGTCTTTATCGCGATCGTATTGTTTTTGCTGGCGGCGATGATCCGCACGTCTGGTATATGTCTCGCCAAGGCGATGCCTTGGATTGGGATTATTCCGCGTCAAGCGATGACGTGCAGCGTGCGGTGGCTGGCGAAAGCGCGGACGCCGGACTGATTGGCGATACGCTTCGAGCCCTGATTCCCCATTCGGATGATTATCTCATTTTCGGTTGTGAATCGTCGCTTTGGCGGCTTCGTGGTGATCCGGCCATTGGCGGTGAAATTGACAATCTTAGCAAGACGGTCGGAGTGGTAGATAAAAACGCCTGGTGCCGGGGTCCGTTGGGCGAAATCGTATTTCTCAGCCAAGACGGAATCTATGCCTTGCCGCCGGGTGCCACTTCCTATCCGCAAAGCATTTCCCGTGAGAAGCTGCCACGTGAGCTGCGCGAAATTGACCGGAATACAACTACGGTCACAATGGCATACGATTTTCGTGATCGTGGTGTCCATATTTACTTGACGCCGAACGATAGCAAGGGGCGATTGCATTTCTGGTTTGACTGGGAAGACAAGGCGTTTTTTCCAGTGGAACTCCCAAACAGTTATGAGCCGACCGCCATTCTTTCATATCAAGGTCCAAATGCGGAAAATAGCGCCGTTTTGATTGGCTGCCGCGATGGCTATGTTCGTCGATACCGCAACGAAATGGAGACGGATGAGGGCACGGAAATCGAAAGCTTCGTCCTCTACGGGCCGATTAATCTTGGCACCGGGAACTACATCGAAGGTATGCTGGCTGAGATTATTGGTGTTGCGGCGGCGAATTCAGGCAGCATTTCATGGTCGATCCTGGTTGGTGAAACAGCGGAAGCGGCGGTGTCGGCAACTCCGTTTTCTTCCGGAACATGGACCATCGGCGATAACAGCGGTTTGAATTTCAAGCAGCTTCCGCGTGCCCGAGGCGCAGCATTCATTTTGAAACTTGAAAACGGGCAGGCTGCCAGGCGTTGGTGCGTGGAGTCGGTGCTTGGCGTGATTCGTCAGTCTGGAAAACAACTTTTATTCTAGGAGTGGTTATGTCAAAGCCCGGGTCCATCCTTTCGACGGAAGAACTGGCCTATTCCGACACGGTCGGTTTGAGCGCGGCATTTACTACCAGTCGGATTCGTCTTTGCGCTACTACGGCTTGCCGGGTGCTGATCGGCGCTGCGCCCGTGGTCACGAATGTAACCGGGCTTCTTTTACCGGCAAATCTTCCGGAAATTTTCGATGTCAATATCGGTGACAAGGTTTCCGTGGTGATTACCACAGGGACCACCGCCAGCAAGCTGACCGTTTCTCAGATCATCACCTAGGACGAGTTATGGCATTTGCAAACCGGGGCGGTGGCCCCAGCGAATCCGATCCTGTCCGCTTGCGGCGGGCAATCAACCAGATCCGTCATGACGCTTCGTCGTCGGCCGGGAAAGTGTTGGCCGATGCCACTGACACCTTGTTGGAGTATTTGGATGGCAAGGTGGATAATGCCAGCATCGAGGTTAATGCGACAACTCATGAACTGCGTGTCAAGGCCTTGGGAATCCTCACGGCCATGATAAATGATCTGGCGGTAACTGCCGGGAAGCTGGCTGTCGATTCTGTTATTACCGCTAAAATCTTGGATTCCAATGTGACGACGGCGAAGATTGCTGATCTGAATGTGACCACCGGGAAACTCGCTGATTCTGCGGTGACGGCTCAAAAAATAGCATCAGATGCCGTTACCACCGTGAAAATTCTGGATTCCAATGTGACCGGTCCAAAATTGGCCGCGGCGGTTGCCGGGTTGGGTTTGTCTCAGAATGGTTCCGGAAATTTGGATGTCAATGTCGATGGTTCTACACTGGAAATCAATGCTGATGCTCTCCGCGTGAAGGCTGGCGGCATTGGATCGAGCCATTTGACGGATGGGGCGGCTTTGGCTGAAATTTTGGATGATGATGGCGCCGGCAGTGGTTTGGATGCTGACCTGCTCGATGGGGAGCATGCCAGCGCCATTCACGCCGTTGCCAACCTGACTACCAGCGAAGTTGACACCAGTAAGGTATTGAAGCCGAATGGGTCCGGTGGTGTTGGCTGGCAGGCCAGCAGTGGCGGCACCATTGAAACGCTTACGACCACTGAAACAACGGCAGATAAATTCCTTCGCCCGGATACTGCCGGCGGAGTTCGCTGGAACGCCTTTTCGCACAAACATACGGACTGGTTCGGCACGCTGGCCCTTATGGGTCTTACTGGTTAAGGGAAGGGGGATTTATGGGGATGCTTGGTTTCGAAATCACTGGCGCGGTCATCATGTGGAGCTTCGGTCTTGTATTTGTGTCATTGACAGGCCTCGCCGGGATCATCTGGCGCATGACGCATGAGAAGATCGATACCAACAAGAAAACGTCAGAGAAGGAAGCCGAGTTGATCCGCCAGGAGCATCGGGAATACCGGGACAAGGTGTCAGACGGTCACAGGCGGATTTACGAAAAGATCGACGAGGGGCAGGATCGGGTGGTCAAGCTGCTGGAAAAGCAGACTGACAATATCAACATACTGGCAATCAGCCAGGCGGAACAGCGTGGGCGCTTGGATGCCGTTGAAAACAGGATCAAAGAGAGGAAGCCGTGAATTATTACACCTTCGAAGGCTATCCGTATTTAGACGAAAAGGGCTTGAACCCTCACGTTCCGCTGGCAACGACGCACAATGAGCGGACGTGGCCTGGCGAACTTGACACCATGCGGCGCGATGGCCGTCTGACCATTGTAGACCAGACGCCGGAGAACCATCCCAACCCGAAGGCGGGACGCGGCTGGGCTTGCGCGATACTGGCCGACCTGTCCGTCTATGACGGGTTTGTCGAAGTGGCCGCCGATGGACCGGACGGCGAAATCATCCACAAAATTTATGGCGAGTTGCATTGCCCCGTGGGGAAGGGCGCGGTCCACGACTGCGCCAAGCTGGACCGGCACCTGAAAAAGTGCGACACGGAAATCGAGTCTTCCGAATACGTCTGTGATGAATGTGACGATGAGCTTGCCGTCATTGAAGAGGCTAAATTGACCGGGCGTCTGAAGCGTTCGGTCAACCTTCTCACCAAGGAAATGGTGGACCATGAGAAGAACCTCGACCGCCTTCATGGCTTGCGTGAGCGGATCGTCCCGGAAAAAACGGCGGCGGATGAAAAGTTCGCGGCCTTGAAATCCGAACTGGAGTCGAAGCGTGGCGGATCGTAGCGGGAATCTCAACGCCTTCACGGCGGCGAACGGTGACCGGTTTACCGGAAACTGGCAACTGAACAACGGTCAGGCTATGACCTGTGACGCCGGCGCGACCGTGACGACGACCGGCTATTATACCGGCACCATCGAGGGACAGATCGTCTGCAATCTGACGATGGATAACCCCTTCCGCCTGCGGTCTTCGCAGACCAAGCCTACATCTGGTGACTGGGCTGGCCTCTCATGCAACGGTGTGGACGCCAACAGCACGCTCAAGGGTGCGATCATCGAGGACTGCGACTTCGGGATTTATTTCAACTCGACCTATGCAGCGGACAACCTTGACCTCGACAAGGTAAAATTCAACAACTGCGCCTTCGCCATCGGTGTGAATAGTGGGGCCGTGTCCGGAATTGATTTCGGCGACATCGAAATAGCGGGCGGCGGCACGTCGGCGACGGCGTTCACCGAGTGTATCCGCATGGCGGCATCGGGAACGTGGACGTTGGGCCGCGTCTGGATTCATGACCGCTCCCACAACAATTCTGCCTCGACTGATCCGGTTATCGACATGCAGGCCGGGACATTGACAATCGCCGCGCTCATTATCCAGCGTGTTGCCAGCCATTCACGATACATCTACCGGACTACGGGGACGCCGACACTGAATCTGACAAAGGTTTGGATCGATAATCCATCGAACTCCACGGCGATTGATGATGCGATTTTTTACAATTGGACCAGCGGCACCCTAAACGTGGACGGCGGTATCGTACGAAGTTTCAGTGCGCTTGTAGATGACTGCGTAACGAATGCCCTCGTGACGTTTGACAATGTGGATTTCTATGGCTTGGGCCGTTACTCATTCATCGAGGGCGGAAATTTCACCCACTGTTATTTCGATGGCATAACCTATAGCACGAATCCGGTTCGGCGCGGGGGTTCGATTTCCAGCATTGCCAACACTGGCACGGCCGACGGATCGACTGAATACAATCCTGGCGGATCGACTGGATTTTACTCTGTGGATTCGATTAATGACACGCAGGCGACGCCGAATTACCCGCCGTCGATTTCGTCCGACCTCAATGTATCGTCAGTCACGGCCAATGGTGCAGCATTCGCGTGGACGGTCGGTTGTCCGGGTCGAACCGTGGTCATGATCGACGATGCGGCGCGAACAGTCAATGGGTGGTTCGATTCCGCTGAATATGTCGGTGTCGGCTGGGAAAGCTACACGGAATGGATTGATTATTCCGGCAAGGGCAAGACGATTGACACGCTGACCAGCCGGACGCGGACCATTGCGAACCATTTGAAGGACAATACGGCATTCAAGGGGCGCCTGAAGTTTATTCCCTTTTGGGAAGACCCAACTGACGCCGTGCATGGATCTGAGCAGTCGTTTACGACGCTGGCGAGTAGCACGACGCCGACGTTCTCCGGCATTGTCAGCCTGACTGATATGGGTGACGGCACTCTGCTGGCCACTTGGACCGGGGCAACGGATGGTGTGAAATTTGAGGTGCACCTTCACACGTCCAGCATGAACGATACGAATCTGGATGCTCGAACCTATGTTGTTGGTTGTGTGGATGACAATGGTGGGTCGAGTTATTCTTACCGGATTGCCGTAACGGCTCAGGGCGCCGCCAAGCTGACCAAGAACACAACCTACTACTGCGCGGTGCGGGCGATTGGCGCCGGGGGTCTGGATGACGGAAACACGGTCAATGCCAGCAAGAAGGTGACCAATCCCGTCGATCTTGGCAGCGTTGATGTCGTCATCCCTCAGGGTGCGCCGGTGTCGCTGCAAACGACGGCGACGGCGATTTATACCTGTCCGTCCGGCAAGGTGGCGTCGGTCAAATTGTCCTGCGCGAACGTGGACAGTTCCAGCCGGCCGTTGACGCTGCATCTGGTTCTCTCCGGTGGTTCGGAAGCGGCAACGAACAAGCTGGTCAACGCAGTGGTGTTGTCAGCGAACGCGGATCCGAATAAATACGGCCCATTCGTGCTTAACGCCGGGGACAAGATCAGCGGATTGACCGATTCGAATGACAAAGTGGTTGCGACTCCTACCCCTGTGGAGGTAACGCTATGACACTCCTGGCAGGCCAGAAGAAAACGCTGTTACGAGGCAAGGGTAATCCGCCGGGCTGGCCGCAAAATTGGGAATTTCCTGGATCCAATCCACCTGGTTGGCCGAGACCGATTGCTGACGGCCTGGTGGAGTTCCATGTTGACCGTGATGTGAAGTTGGAAATCTACTGCCAAGACAGTTTTGACGAGGATACGGACGCTCTTGTCGGGCACTATTTCGAGGTTGAAGCGTTTGACCAGAACGGGAACCGGGTGCGCCTGCGCGACTCCGAGGATGTTCCTTGGGCCATGCGCGCACTGATTCAGATCGGACCCACCGAGAATGCGCATTTTGGATTTTCTCGCTTTTTGCAGTTCGATCTGGTGCGGGCGGTTGGTCGAGTCCGGGGGCGGGTCAGGGTGTTCGGCGACTCCTCCACTGCTATGACAGATTTCGAGGTTCGGAAATGAGTTTCGCGTATGCAGCCAAGGCGCCAGCGGCGGTAAGCTGTCCATCCGGTCCTCCGGGCTGGCCGTCTGGCTGGCCTTTGGAGCCCGGTCCGCCGTGGCCTCCGGGCGAATGGCCTATTGCCATTGAGGCGGGCGACTACACCCTTGATGTCGATATTTCAACTCATGTGACGACCGAGGATCTGGACTGCGTGGAACTGGAATCGCGGATTCTCGATGAATTCGGCGACGACACGGACGATTTGTCCTGCCACTGGATTCGTGTTAGCGCGACGATTGACGGAACTCCTGTGTCCATGCGTCTGGATCCGGCGGATGATTGGGTGACGGAATTACTGCTTCCCGCCGTCAATTTCGAGGGAACGAAGATTGGGGCCTATGAGTGGGTGTATTTGGATTTGGACAGCGCGGACTATCTGAAAACGATAGAATGGTCGTTGGATATCCCGACAGTAGATCCAGTGGTGGAGAACGAGGCGGAAACATTTGTGCTGGCGCCGATGGAAACAGAGCTTGTTGTTGACGCTTCAGACACATACATCGAATCTGCTGAGAGCATTTTTCCATACGGTAATCATATATATGTTGCGGCAAGAGGCAGTGATCGTGTCAGCAAGTTTTTGAAAGCTGATCTGAGTTTGGTTTCGAGCATTAATAATTCGACGGTCTTTGCAAACCTATATTCATTGGCAGAAGATGGCGGATATCTTTTTTCGATAGAATCCGGTGGATATATTGGCGAAATTCGTCTTTCTGATTTTTCATTGACGCGATCTTACGACATCCCATCTGTTGGCGGTGCCCAGCTTGCTGTTGCCGTAGATTCAAATTATGTTTATGGTGGTGGCGATACCAATAGCCGTCTTACTAGGGTGAACAGGTTGTCTTTTGTTGCCGACGGATTCTTGTCGTCAGCGTCTGCGCTTGACGGAATTCGTGAAATATTGATTCGTGACGGATATTTGTGGGTTTTGGCGTCTGACGACGATATGATCACTCGGATAAGCGTAGCATCATTCAGTATTGTTGACAGTCTTTCCGATGTTTCCATGGATACTGCGAGTTCAATGGCTTTTGGTGATTCTTATTTGGGAGTCCTTTCATATGTCGAAGATATTGTAACATTTATTGATCCTGAAGATTTTTCAATCGCCGGGACGGTTTCTGGTATTACGTCAAATTCCGGGTCAGAAATCAAGTTTGCCGACGGATATTTTTACGTTACAGCTTCAGGTTCTCCAGGGCAAATCAGGCGGATCCGGGAGTTTTCAATGGAATTGGTGGAAACGTATTCTGATTCGGCAGGACTGAGAAATGCTGGATGTTTTTGTGTTTCTGGTGGATTCGCTTACTGTTCGCCAGATGATGGAACCGGTAACGATAAACTTTCAAAAATCAATCTTGGTTATTCGTAGAGGAGGTTGTCATGGGTGGTGGAGCACAAAGTCTTGGCCCCGGTGGAGCCGCATGGAATCGTCAGCCACAAGTTTATGACCCGCTGGCTGGTTGGAATCGTATCAATGCAGGTTCCCAATACGGTCTTGCGCCCGGGATTGAAATCCGGCAGAACGCAAACGGAACGTATGGCGTTGTCCGTCAGTGGGATAAATCGAAGGTCGTTGGCCGTGCCGGCAGCATTGAAGAACTCATGAATTCTCCCCAGTTCAGCGCGAATTGGCGCACGGGTCCGGCGCCGGCGATGCCGGGCCAGGGTGGCGGTGCCGCAGGCGGTGGCACTCCGGCCCCCGGCGCAACGGGTGCCTACATGCCTCCGACTCAGACGGCTGGCATGCCTGGTGAATATACCCCTCCGGCCAGTGGCATTCCTGGCAATCCGGCGATCAACCCGCTGATTGAGGATTTTCGCGCGCAACAACAGCGCGCCAACCAGGCCAACGAAGCCCGATATGCTGATATCAAGGGTCAGCACGAAGGCCAATACACAAATATCATGGGCCAGTTGGAAGGACTTGGCACTCAGCAAAAAGCCGATGTCAACACGCAGTATGCGGGGATTGGGTCGCGGATCGGTCAGGACATGGTTTCCCGCGGCCTGTCAGGGACGACCATCGCTCCGACGATGGCCATGGGCGTGGAACGTGAACGGCAGGCGTGAACGCCTCGGCTACCAGACCAGTCTCATGGGCGACAAATTGGCCTTCATGGAGCGTCGAAACGATGTCGGTCCGGACGTGGGTCAGTTCAATGCCCTGCTGAACGCCTACGGTCAGGCTGGAAGCCCTGGCGGAAATGGTTCAGTGACCTATGGCGCCGGTGGCGGTGCATCGTATAATATGGGCGGCGGTGGTGTTCCGGGTGGTGGAATCGGTGGCGCCGGTAGTCCGGTTCCCGTTGGCATGGGTCAGGGCGCGCCATTTGTCCCGAACCAGAACGGGTTCGGTGTGGCGCCGGACAAGTCGCCCACGATGGTGGCTCCCGCGCCGGGTGGTGGCACGACCTCCACGTATATTCAGGGAGTGGTTCGCCGCGATGCCAACGGTAACCCCATTCCCATTCAGGGGCCGGCGCCGACGACCGTTACCCAGACGCCGCGCGGGACGACCTACACTCGGATCATGGGTCCGAAAACGACGGTCCAGCCGTCCGCATCACAACTGCAAGCGCAGATTCGCGCGCGCAGCATGCGGGCGCCGGAACGGGCAGGCTGGTAACCAGGGGACAACATGGCCATCAACGTAAGTTACAATACCGATCCTCGCCTTTCCGGGACAGCCGCCTATGCAGCCGGCGCCGGCGAGTATCAGCAGCGTCAGCAGCAGCGCGGTGATGCTCTGGCGGCCCAGGCGCGGCAGGCTGGCATGCAACAGCAGCAGCTTGACTTGCAGCGCGAAAACATGCAGTTGGCCGACAAGCGGTATTACGAGGGGATCGAGAACGAAGTTGACCGTGACCTCTGGATGTCGCAGCAAGGGTTGATCGAGCGCGAACAGCAGATCCAGGGCCAGATGCGCCTGGGCGATCATGCCGCCGAATTGGAGCGCACTCAACGTCTTCAGATGATGCCGTGGGCGCAGCGGCAACTGGAACAGATGGAAGAAGAAATGTTCCGGATCCAGATCGACCCGTCGTTGGACGATTTCGAGCGCGAGTCCGCGATGCGGGAAAAGGGATTGCAGTTGCAGCGGGTTCACTCCGCCGCGAATGCCGCGCAGCGCGCACAGTCACGTTTTCCGCAGGGGCAGGATGTCGGCGATTCGTGGAATGATGGCAACACCGGCGCGATGATCACTCGTGATAACGACGGCAATGTCCGGCTGCTGCTGAAACCGGACGAAATCAATCCGGAGCCGAAGGGCGTTCCGCAGTTTAAGGATTTGGCGGCAATTCAGAAATCGGCGTATGAGGCTTTGACGCGAATGACTGGTGATGGAACGATGGTTCCGCCAACTCCACAGGATGTTGAAGATTTTACTATGCGGATTTTGGCACTTCGGAATCGAATTATGAACCAGTCTCCCGCCGCGCCCGTGGAACAGCAAGGCGGAATGCCACCGCCAGAACAGTCAGCCCCGGTTCAGGATCCCATGCAGGGCGTCGCGCCACAAGGTGACCCGGAAGAATTGCGCCAGGCTGCATTGCAGGCCGCGCCGCAACCTGACAAGCTGGTCGGTGATCAAGGCAAGGAGTGGTTTCGGAATGCTGTTGGCGTCGAAAATGATGAGGTTGGCGTTGTTGTAGATGCCGTTTTTGATTTGGTTTTTACGCAGGGTAAAAATCTCATTTCGCCCGAAGGCAGGGCTTTGCTTGAAGGCTTACCCGAACCGGAAATCCGTAAAATAGCTCGCGCCCTTGCTGCCACCGGCGCTATGTCTGAATTGATCAAAGATGAACGCAAGCAGAAAATCAATGAAGCCAAAGGCCGCGCTCCGCGTAGCGCTTCTATGTTGTCAGGGAACATGGCGCCCGCTGGTTGGGGGCGGTAATGGCCGATCCACTGGCGATCTTGCAAGACGAATTGCAGCGCGCTGAACAGCCCGTGCAGGATCCCATTGCCATCTTGAAGGATGAATACTATACCCAGATCGAGCAACAGCCCGAGGCGGTTCCTCAACCGAAAAACTACGGGCTTCCCCCGCGCTACAAGTGGAATTCTCTCGGGCCTATCGGGTCCGGTGAAACCGTTTCCCGCCTCGGGAAATCTGGCGAACTCGTGCCGTTTGTCGGCATGTTCAGTAGTGTGAAAAAACTTCATGGTGTTCGGTCGGCGCTGGATGCGCTGGACGCCGAACAGAAGGGGACCAGCGATCCGCTGGACGATACAACGCGGACGCAATATCAGGACACGGTGCAGGAATTCCTTGCCAATTACGAGTATGCCCAAACCCGTGGCTACAGTCTGCCGGCGGAAATTTCCAGCGTGGTTGCCCAGATGGTGCCATTCGCCATCGAAATTTGGGCCACGGGTGGCATTGCCGGCAGTGCGCGCGCCGGTGTCGGCGCTATGGGTAAGCAAGCCTTGGGCATGGTCGGCAAGGGCATGTTCAAGCGCGCCGCCATAAAAATGGCTACTCGTGGCGGGGCATTGGCGGCTGCTGGCATGACGCGCGCGGCGCTCATGCCGGGTCGAATCGCCAAAAAGTATGAAGAGCTTCGCATGCCGAAAGTCCATGTTGCGCCCAATGGCGAACTGACGATCAACCGAAATGAGGACGGCGCGGCAACGGCATTTTTCAAAGCCTTCGGCGATGTCGCTATCGAAAACATTTCCGAGGAAACCGGGTCGCATATTGGCAAGGCTTTGTCGAAAATTCCCGGCGTGGACGCGGCCAAGCAAAAGATCGTTCATGCCATTTCAAAGGCATGGGGTCAGACGGGTAAAAGTTCCGCTGAACTTATGCGTCGTCTGGCTACCAAAGCCGGATACCATGGCGTCCTCGAAGAAATTGGCGAAGAACGACTTGGCGACGCTCTCCGGGTGGTTACTGGTGTTGACAATTTCGGCCTTGAGGGTGACGAGAATACCACCTTCAATCGCGCCGTGGCGGCGATTCCTTCCGGACGTCAACTACTCATTGAAACCGCCTCCTTCATGGTTCCTGGTGCCGTGCAGCAAGCCGGCGCCCGGATCATCGACCGGAAGGCCAGCGCCATGCGCGCGGCCGACGAAAAGGCGCAGCTTGACGATGCCGTGCGCGCCAACCTTCGATCCCCGGAAGGCGCCCGTGATTTCGTGGATATGTTCCCCGAGGCGGCCACGGAAATTGGCGCCACAAGTTCCCCGAGCCGGGCCATCCTCGACAAATACTTTCCGGATATCCGCTGGTCGAGCCGGGAACGCATGGAATTTGCCGATGCCGTCCGGGGGGCGTTGGCGGAGAAAAACAAGGGTGCCACGGTGCCGGCGCAGGAAGCCACACAGGAAGCCCCGGAAGTGGCGCCTGAACCCGTCCAGCCGGCCGCTTATGAACCCGAGGCCGTCACTGAGGCCCCCGCCTTGGAACCGATTCCTGAGCCTGTAGTGCAGCCAGAACAGCCTGCGGCGCCAGTTCAACAGCCGATTGCTGAACCTGAACAAACTCAACAACCTGAACAATCTGTAGATGACAACCCGGACATTCGCCTGGCCGGGGCGGTTTCCGATGCCTTGAAAAGTGGTAAGTCATTCAAAAACAAGGACTTCTTTGACCTTGCTGACCAAGTTTACGGCGGCACGCGGGCCGAAGGCAAATACCGCTCGTCCGACGCCTATGACGCCATGGAACTTGGCGTAAACCGCTACGTGGGCGAGATTATCGCCTCCCGGCCTGATGCCGCCGGCGCCAAGGAAGCCATTGGCCAGATCGGTCAGATCGTTGACCGCCTGCCCACCCAGACAAACCGCACGGGCGAAAAGGACGTTCTGCAACAGTTTTCGACCCCGCCGGACTACGCCTTTGTGGCGGCATGGGCGGCAAATATCAAAGAGGGGGATGCCGTCCTGGAGCCGTCCGCCGGCACCGGATCCCTGGCTACCCATGCCAGGACGGCCAAGGCCACTGTCACGGCCAACGAACTCTCCAAGCGCCGTGCCGCGCTCCTGAAGTCCCTGGGCGTCGATGTCATGACGGAGGACGCGGAGCATATCAGCAACCTGATCCCAGAAGGGAAGCGGCCTAACGTGGTTCTCATGAACCCGCCGTTCTCGCATTCCGGTGAGCGCATGGGGACAACGAAGATTGCCGGCATGGACCGGCGCCATGTGGCCTCGGCCCTGAAGGCACTGAAGCCGGGCGGCCGTCTGGTGGCGATCATCGGTGCGCCGATGCGCGGCGAGGAATCCAACGCTTCCCGCCAGTGGTTTGCCGACATTGCCAAGGAATATGCCGTCCGGGCGCACGTCATGGTCGGCCGCGGCGTGTATCGGAAATACGGCACGACGTTCCCGACGCGCATGCTGGTGATTGACAAGGCGGGTCCGGCGCCGCTGCCCAAGATTCAGAATGCCGAAACGCTGGAACAACTGGTCGATCTACTGGAAGGTGTTCGCAATGCAAAAG